AGAGCTTCAACTTTCTTTTCAGTTTCTGATAAGTCCGTGTTTAGCGTACTTTTAGCATTATCGACCAGTTTGACAGCTTCTGAAAGTGCGTCTTTTTTAGATGCAGCAATCTTCTTCTCTGTCTCTGCACGCTCGACGGTGTCCAAATAACGTGCTTCTGCGATAGCTTCACTCTTGACGTCGTTTAGATGGCTAAAAGCGTCCTCTGCGGTTGATTTAGCCAAAGCTGCTAATGTTTCCGCATTAGTAGCTTTGGCTGTGATTTCAGCAACCACTCTGTCGTGGTCTGATTGCTGTTTAGCCATGTCAGCTGCGACTTTCTCAAACTCTTTCTTGATTTTGTCTTGAAGCCCCGTACCGTCCCACGTTCTCAATACCTCTTGCCACATTTCACCAGTCCAGCGATACATGATAGTGTGTCCCTCATGTTCTGGGTCTGGTTTGTACCAAGAATCATTGATTAGGACTTGTCCGGGGTGAGATTCTGTTGGATCAGTGCTTGTGTACCAATTATGGTTAAACCCATTAGCTGATGGGATAAACTCTGGCAGTTTCTTGACAAACTCAGTAAACTCACCAGCTTTAAACTCATCAATAGCTTTGTTGACGGTACTCTGTACCTTTGCGTCATTGCTTTCGCTAACTCGATCTCCCAGCTTGATGTCGCTAGACTCATTGTTTAAGCGGTTAAATGTGATTTCAAAGATACGTGTATCATAATCAAGATGTCTGTCATGGCGAACAACTCGGATAGTGTCCCCGATTTGAACACCCTTGAGATATACCGTTGACGTTTTAAGTGTCAGCTTGGGTCTGGAAGCCTCAATCAAAGCCTCGTAAGTCTGTTTAATAAGCTCGTTCTTGTCTTCTTCCTCACTAAATTCGACAAAGCCAATCTTTGGGCGCATCTTGCCGTCTGGTTGTTTAATGCCGTATTTAGCGGTCATTTCGGGGATTTCAAGATACTTCTGACCAAGTGGCTTGTCTAGTGGGTCCCCTTTGGCTTTCGACCAGACAATTTCCTCGAAGTTGATTTTACGACCATAACCATCGGCATCTTTGCCGGTGTCTTCTGCTGAGCTAACTTGTTCCCCCTTACCTCGACCAACTAAGGCGGTGTATAGGTTTGTTTTTTCAACCTCTTGCAGAATTTCGAGGGCGTTATGACCGTAGACAACACGCTTACCGACTGCTTCACCTATTTTACGCTTGAAATCAATGTATCTAGCGCCAATCTGACTGTCATTCATTTCAACAAAGAACTGCATTTCTAAGCCCCACACCTTACACACTTTTTTTAGTGCGTCGAATGTGGAAATGTAATAGAAATTAGTGCTCTTGGGGTTTGTTTCGGCAACGAACCGAGGAGACCAGTTTGTGCCAGTTAAAAGCCATTCGATGACTGGTCTGGCACGTTGGTCTTGTGGTCGTCTGTCGTAAACAACCGTCTTGCGTAGCTCTTCGATACCGGATTGGACACCGATAAGCGTTGTGATATCCCCTTTGGTATTGCCTTGGGCAATGTAGAAGTAATGGAATTTATGAGTATCGTCGATTGACTGAATAGCCATGTATTCCAGTTTTGCCAGCTCGTCATCCTTCAAGGCTTTCATTTCGACGGTCAAGCGGTCTGAAATGTAGTTTTCAGTGGTTAGGCTGAATTTTTGCAAAGCCTTCTTAATTGCAGGTTTGCGAACAATCTTGATAAGTTTTTCGTCCTTATCGAATAAATAGATCATAGACTTTCATCCCTCCACTGAACTTCACGAATAGTCACATTCTTTCCGGTCAATCTATCGCCGTCCTTAACGTAGAACTGCTCAAGCGGGCTAAAACGTTGCAATTCACTTAGAATATTACGTCCGTCATAAGTAGCTGTCACTTCTTCGGTACCGAATTTAATGACGATTTCCTTATTAGCCGCATAGCTACCCTTAAACGATAGCTTGGTTTGACCGTTGATGATTTCAAATTCTGTCGCCGCTGCCGATGTCACGGCTACAATCTTCTCAGGTATCACTTTCTTAGCGTAAGTTAGATAAACAACGTCGTTAGAACGCTCTGGAACTCGTTTCTTATAGCCGTCTGGCACTAGCAGAACAAAACTGCTAATGACTGACAGCCTATCTTCCTCTACTTCGTCCGCTTCTTTAAAAATGGCGTAGTAAGTAAAATCCGGCTCATCGTCAAAAGTTACTTCGAGATAGCCGCTAGGGCCTACCTCTCTCAAGATGCGGTTAAGTTCTCGGAAAGATGTTCTCATGACTTGGCTAGTGACCGTAGTTAACTGGTATTTAACCTCAATCTCACGCTCTGAGTCATTGACGCTGTCCACCCAGACACCACGGCGCCCGGGAACTCTAGTAGTTGAAATCTCACGGTTAAGCAACGAGCGGCCCTTAACTGTAAGCTGTCGATATCCTTGGATGGTATCCTCTATAGGCGTCCCGTTGATACGCATGTTATCAACTGGCGCTCTTTGCAGCACCGTTGATTCCGTGCGCTTCAATGAAGCATAATCATACATTAGCTAAAACCTCTTTTCTCTCTTAATAGTTATCAAGCATTAATTCCATTGATTGAGCGTTAGTGATGTCCTCAGTAAATGCTCTGTAAGTTGTATCACCCATTTTAAGCACGATGTCCGCTGCTTGTTGAGTAACCGACATCTTACCGCCGTTAAATGAAACAGATGGATCATACCCTGCTAATCGACCTAACTGGCCGTCCATATTACCAAGCTCATCAGTGATAGCCCCGTTGATATCTTGACCAGTGAATGCGTCGATAGCTCCTTGGGCCATATAGCGCATTGAACGGGCTACTTGGTCCGCTTTGCTATCAATACCAATGATGAAACCTTTGTCCGTATAGATACCGAACTGACGGAATACACGGGATGGTGATTTGATACCAAGCAAGGCTTTAGCTCCATTAATCGCATTACTTACCGCACCTTTAACCGCTGAAATCAGCTTGCCGGCTGCGGATGTAACCCCGCTAACGAAACCGCTAATAAGGTTAGCACCGACGCTTGCAGCTTGCCCGACGAATCCACGGGCTGCACTAAGAGCACCGCTGAACGCTGAGCGGACCGCTGAAATGATACGCTGACCGGCACTTGATACCGCTGATACCACGGCACTAAATCCGCTAGTGATAGCTGACTGAATAGAGCTCATGGCACTTGATACTGCTGATCTAACAGTGCTCCAAGCTGAGCTGATAATGCTCTGAACAGAGTTCATGGCACTTGAAATGATTGACTGGATAGCTGACCATGTACTTGATACAGTGCTAGCAATCGCACTCAATACGCTGCTGATAAGCGACAAGATGGCGTTCCAAATCGCACTGATAGTGGCTTGAATAGCTGACATAATTGACGAAATAGCCGCCTGAACCTGCGAGAAGTTACCAGTAACCAATCCGACAATAGCAGCTAATACACCAGCTAAAACAGCTTGGATACCCGTCCAGATAGCGTTCCAAATCGCTTGGATAGCTGACAAGGTGCTTGAAATAATGCTTGAGATACCGGTCATGATAGGTGACAGAATAGACATGATTGTGTTCCAAACGGTTGAGAACACTGTCTGGATAACTGTCCATGCTGCTGACCAAATGGATTGAATCACGGCAATCCCGGCACTAATCACACCGCTAATGGCAGTCATAGCTCCGCCAGCGATTTGTTGAAGTAATGCCCAAAGTGCTTGGAATGGAACAGCTAACAACGCCCACGCTGCATCCCAAATCGCACGGATGAAATCTATCCCCGCTTGGATAATCGGACCAATAGCATTGATACCGGTTGAAACAAGCGACTTGATACCTTCCCACACAGTAGACAAGATGGTTTTGAACGTTTCCCACGCTCCAGACCAGTCGCCTTGTAAAATCTGCATGCCCATCTTGATGATGTTGAGAATAACTTCAATGACTGTTGAAATGACCGTTGTGATCATTTGCCAGCTCGTTGAGAACAGCGTAATCAACAAATTCAATCCAGTTTGAACGACTGGAAGAATAGCGTTCATGACATTCTCAATCATGCTCTTGAACATGTTCCAGTAAGTCGTCGCCGTCTGCATAATCAAGGCGTGGTTTTCGTTCCAGAATGACGTTAACTGGCCCCAGATTGACATGACAAACGACACAATGGCTTGAACAGCGCTAGTGATTGCACTCTTGATAGTTTCCCAGATTGCAATGACTTGTGAACGGAAATTCTCGTTATGATTCCACAAATCAACAAGCGCAGCTACTACCATCCCAACCGCTAACGCAATCCCAGCGAACGCAGCAAGGGCAGCAGCAGAAACACCACTGGCAGCACTACCAAATGAAACCATCATGGCTTCGCCACCTTCAAAAGCCATTGAAAAGCCTTCTGCTGCTGCGGTACCACTTGAGAAGAACCCAGCAAGCGAGCTGATAGCACCACCAATTGTGCTTAGTGCAGAAACGACATTCCCAACCCAAATGATTAAGGTCCCAAGCACTGTGATAATAGGCCCCGCTGCTCCAACGATAAGCGCTGCCCATTTAACCCAGCCGTCCACTGGCAGATTGTCCCAGATAGTCCCTAGAACACGAACCACATTGTCTTTAAACGTGATGATAGTCTGCTTCATGTTTTCCATAAGCTGCTTGATATTAGCTTCGTTGTTACCAAGGCCGGCCACTAAGTTCTCAGCGGCTGCTTTCATGGAATTAAACGAACCCGAAACGGTTGTACTTGCTTCTTTAGCAGTCGTTCCGGTAACTCCCAATCTATCTTGAGTAATACCGATGGCATCAATCAAGGTATGAAATGGAATATCACGGATATTGTCAGCCGTAGCTTCAAATTCACCATTCAAGACACCAGATTCATTGACCAAACGAGCCATTTCGGACATGGTACCACCATAACCAAGTTTCAGATTGTCCAGCATTGAATAGTTGTCCTTGGCAAAACCTTGATAAGCGTTTTGAATGTCCGTCATGTTAGTACCGAACTTGTTCGCATTATCTGACATTTGGACAAGGGCTTTATCCCCGTATTTCGCAGCCTTGGCAGTATCACCGCCTAGCCCTTGTAACAAGGTAGCTGAGAACGACGTCACCTGCTCCATATAGCGGTTAGCAGACACACCAGCTGTCCTATAGGCTCGGTTGGCATTCTCAATGACGTTGGTGCCCTCACGGTCCATTGTGTTATAGAGCTCTTGGGCTTGCTGTCTGGTCATGCCGTAGTCTCTGGCAAGGGCATTGACACTTGAACCATTCTGTTTGAATAGCGTAGAAACACCACCCAAAGATTGCTCAAGGTCTGCATAGCCTTTGATGACGGCAGTTAACCCACCGACCATCGGCAATGTGAAAGCCGTGGTCATTCCAGCGCCGACTGATTGCATGGCGCTACCAACTGACTTTAAACTGCTACCAACTTGAGCAAGCATGCCCCCAGACTGATTTTTTAAATCAGCAAGGGCAGACTTAGCAGCATTGACACCGTTGGTGAAGTCGCTTGAATTGGCACGAAGTATGGCGGTGACGTCAAAAGATGCTCCCATTAACTACCCCCTTTCGTTTTTTGATTGATGATCCTATTCTTATCAGCTAACGAAAGCGCTCGACTTCTAGGCACAGTGTCCTCTGGTTTAAATATCTTACTGAATTCTTTTTCATGATCATAAAACTCATTAAAGGTTCGGTAAGCTGAACGAACACTTTTGCCCTTGCCTTTGGTAGCTTGCACGGTCTGGTTATACCATGCTTGAATAGCTGCGTTAAAGCGGATGTCCTCTTGTTTAATAGCGTAGGCGGTATTATATACCTCAAATTCAACAAGCGTTGTCCTAGCAGCTTCGACATAGCTCATGCCGTGCCTTGCAATCAAGAGGGCCATTGCGTCGTCATAGCTGAAATCATAATCTGGTTGACTTTGCCCTACTCTTGAACGTTCATTGCGAGTTTGAGTAGGGATGACGCTTTTAACTCGTCAATAATAGAGCCGATTGTCTCTTTGTATTTACCTTTGTCAATCAAATCAGCAAGATAGGCTTCGATGTCAGCGTCACTTGGCTTTTGTGGCGATGTAATCGTACCAGCTTTGATGATGTCCACGAATGCAAGAGGGTCGTTGATAGCGACACCGGCTGAAATCAATGTCATAGCACCGTAACCAGTCTTCATGCCCTCAAGTTCTGCTGAGTGCAATTTGTTGATTTCACGCAAGAACGCAAGTCCGAATTTCAATTCAAAGTCTCGTCCGTTGATAGATAGAATCATGTTTTATTTCTCCTTTATACAAAAAAAAGCAAGGGCACAAAGCCCCTGCAATTAGACTAGATAGATGCCGTTAGGCCGTCTTCTTTAGCAAGGGTGTGATAGTCGTACTGAGCGCTTGCAACTGCTTTCTTCTGAGCTTCTGTCAAGCTGTCAGTTGAAATAATACCGTTGCCGTCAATAGCCATTTCGTAAGAAAGCTCCACTTTGTCGTCAGCGGGTGCTGAAATTTCAAAGTTCTTAAGATAGCCTTGGTAATATTCAACATCAAAGACTTCTTTAGATCCAGACATGCGTTTAGAAGCAAGGTCAACTTGCCAGCACTCTACTTTGTCACCTGCGATGAACCATTTACGCATTTCACGCCACATTTCCGTAGTAGTGCCATCTTCACGATATGCAAGTGATACGAATTCCCCAGACACTTCACCGTCTGAAATTGAGTTAACCACACCGTCTTTAGTTTTGGTAGTTTCGACCTCTTTCTCAGCGTTGATAGTGTGTTCTGTTTGGAAACGTACTTTAGCAGCATCTTGTGTCTTTTGGTCTTTGACACGACGGAAGAAGACCATTAGGTCTTTACCCAAAATAAGTTCTGCCATTTATTCCTCCTTTTTGGTATATGAAAATGAAAAATCCAGCACAATGTGGATCAATGGCTGGACGTCTGTATTATCCGGTAAGACTTGCTTGTCTGTACCAGTTTTCAATAAGTTGTATTCAAACCCTTTAATTCGTTCGCTGGCTTGTTCTAACGCTTGACAGTGGGCATCTAGCTCTGCACGTTGCACTCTAAGTCCGTAGATATGGACGGTTTGTCTTATCGTTCCAAAATTGTCGTTATTGAGCGTAGGTGCTGAGCTATTCTCGCCAATGAAAGCGAAAGGATAGCTTGCGGATGAATCGGGTAAATAGTCGTAAGTTGCTAGCGTCTCACTAGCAATAGCAAATAGATTTCTGAATAAGTCGTGGCTAGGTGTCATTTAAAGGCTCCTTCCATAACTTTACGGATTTGGTCTGTGAAATAAGGCTCGATTTCTGTCATCATGGGGCGCATGAATGGTGTCCCCGGCTGATAACGTGTGCCGTACTCTTGATACCCGCTATATGAGGCGGCAGCGTGAATATGATATTCCTCGACTTTTGGAAGACCGGTGATTTCACTCTTCAAAAAGCCGGTATCTACTGGGGCTTTACTCTGAGCAATGTTAGTACCCTTCTCCCCGGCATTTTTTAGGACATTGTTAGCTTGGGTTTTTATTTTTTGGCTTGCATTTCCTAATGCGGCAGCAAGCTCCAAATCCCCACGCCATTCAATTGAAAAGTTAGCCATTTAGCTCACCTCTTTTCAATCTGATTGCGCCCTTAATCGGTGCGTCAATGCGTTCGATAGGGTAATATTTCTTGCCCTCGTATAGAGCGTAGTCGAATGGCTTCTGCTCTTGACTAAATCGGCATATCATGACCACGTCTGACCTACTCCCATAGGCTTCAAAGACACGTTGTTGATCAATGAAGTTAACCAAACAAGGCACAATCTTACTAGACTGTGCCTTTTCTTCGTGTTTATCAGTTATCGGGTTGTAAGTCGAAACGCCTTGATTCACTAACTTGATGCGGTGCGGTGTTTTCATAGGAACTTCACCTTACCTTTTCGAGCCAGCGAACCGTCCAGACCGAAATCTTTATCCAAAATCTTTCTGTAAGGTTTGAACATATCGTCCCAATCCTCGTAAGTGACTGAATAGCCGTCTACGTTCTCGATTTTAACACCCTCTGAGCCCTTACGACCATAGAGCTTGTAAACAACATTTTCGATGATGAAGTGATATTTCTTGTCAATCTCGGCTGTTCCAACTAGTGCTTTGAAATAGCTCTCAGCGTCGTTGACTAAGTCTTCAATCAATTTATCCTCAAGTTTGTCTTCAACGTCGATACCCAACCGACGCTTAATCTTCTCAAGTTGGATATCGTTCATTTTAAACCTCCTCCGCAGCCTTTAGAAGTTCTTCTAAATCTGCTTTTTTCGCTTTGGCATCATACTCGATGCCAGCTTCATCAAGTTTTGCTTTGAGCTCTTTGACTGTAAGCTCTTTTGACGGCTCGACTGGTTCGATACCACCTTTTTCAAGAACCTCTGCCACGCGCTCTTTAGTAGGCTCATAGCCTTCTCGTGGGTAAGTTTCCCCGACTTGATAGATATACTCGTTATCTTGCAAGTCACGGAATGTAATCTTAGCTTTATAGGTCATTTAAACCTCCTGACTATACTCCTACTGGTTGGATAGCCGCAAATGCTTCATCGTTTGGAATCGCTACGGCGATTTCAAAGATTGCACGGAGTGCTTGCATGTCTTGTTCAAACAAGTGAACGTCACCAGAATCAAGTGTGCCATCGTTTTGAACTTTAGACAAAGTAGCTTGGTCTGCGATTTTAAGGCGCAAGTTAGTGCCGTTTGGAATACCGTACACCAAGCCGTTGAAGTTACCAGTAATCAATGTACCTGCTGGGTAAGTTTGGCCGTCTTGCAATTGAAGTTGAGAATATGGAAGACCATCAAGCTCACCGATTGCGTTAGGGTTAGCTGGCTTAGTGAAGATGTGTTGACCACCGTTCACGCTGTCCACGATTCCACGGAGTGTGCGGTTGATTGTGCGGTGCCCCACGAATGCGTTAGGTTCTTTTTCTGACTTGTCCTCAACATCGTAGATATTATTGAGGTTGATGTCACCAGATACGATGTTCTGAGCACGTTTAGCAGACGCCAAAACGTTAGCGCCGAATGGGTTGTTATACAAGCCAAGGAACGCCGCCCCGTCGATTTTCTTGTTGAACAAGTCAACAATCTTGTCTTTGATCGATTCAAAGAAGTTAGTCCAAGTGTAGTTGAGGACTTCTTCTGTAACTGGCAAGATAACTGCCAATTTACGAGATTCAAGAACGTAAGATTTAGTTTGTACTTTTGCAGTACCGATTTTTTGACCTTCACCAACAAAGTAAGCGTCTGTCAATTGACCAACTTCTACGCCTTTACGAACCATTTTACCGTTCATTTCAACTTTTTGACCAAGCTGAATGACTTTTGAAGTTTTTACAAGTTCGTCAGTGAATAGATCAGTGATGTATTCTGATGTAATCTCTTTTCCAAGAGAATCAGACAAGAGGACTGTGTCCGGATTGAATTTTTGTTGAGCCATGCGCTCTCCTTTCTTAGTTTAGAAATTAGTGATTTTGGCTTTATCAAACTTGTCTTTTCCACGGTGAGAACGCCCTTCCTCTCCACCACTAGTGCGAGGTGGTAGAGCTTTAGCTTCTTCTCGTTTCTGCAAGTTTAGGATGTTAGCCATGTTTGAAACAGCTAGCTTAGTAGCTTCTTCATCGCCTTTGACTACGAATGCAAGCGTTGACTCATTGACAGGCACGCCTTGAGCTTCGAGCTCTTTAATAGCGATATCCTGCATTTGACGTTGAACGATCTGAGCTTGAAGTGCTGCAATTGTGCTCTGGGCTTCTTCGAATTCTTTATCCCGCTGTTTCTGTTGCAGCTCTTGAAGTTCTTCTTCACTCATTTTAGCTTTAGCAACAGCTTCCTCGATTTTTGCTTGAATACCGGTTTGCATATCAGCAATTTCAAGAGTGTGTTTCTCTTCCATCTGTTTGAGTCTACGCTGCATTTCAGCAACTGACACCATCTTCTCCTCTTTTTCTGGTTGGCTAGCTTCAACCTCTTGAGGATTCTCAACTGTTTCAAGTTCTTTTTCTGCCATGATAGGCTCCTTTCTTTACGCTTTTACGAGCAACCCCCTCGAACTCATGCAGCTTTTAACGTCCTCAGCACGGTCTGGACAAGAGCTTACTCGCCCCAAACACCGTTAACAGCTTCTTCGTCAAGAGTGCTGCCACCAGCTTTATATTCCATTTTGATATGTCCATACGCTGAACAGCGACAGTTAGGGTGCATTGGGTACATGTTAACCCCTTTCTCTGCCTTGTTGATTGGTATGGCCTTCCTATCAAGGGGCTTACAGATATCACAAGCCCCACTTTCAGCAACATAGATTAAATGTGTGAAGTCATTCTCCTTCAGCATCATCAATTCTGTATCAGCATTAATGCGAGCTATTTCGGTCTTGAGCAATCGTTGGGCGTTGGCTTGGCTTGTGTTATATTTCTTAGCTAATCGTTGCCGTTCCTGCTTAAAACCGTCCATGTCGGTGAAGATACGTGCTAACGAGCTAAACACATCCTTCTGCATGTTTGCATGAAGTCCGTTCCTGCCCCAAACTCTGCGACTAAAATTCTGACCGTAGAAATCAGCGTCTAAAATTGCTCTCATACGACTTACCGCATTGACAGCAGAATTGCCTAAGATACCCGCTTGGCGCTTAAATTCAGCTAAATATTCACTCTCACGCGCTTTATCGAAGACTTCGTTAACATCTGATATAAGACTAGCTATTTCAAGCCTTAATTCTGCTTTGAGTAGCTCCAACCGACTGACTTTCATTTTTAAGTTAAACAGTCTTAGCCATTGATTAGTGCCGTGTGAGAAGTCCTTCTCGACTACTGCCTTTCTAGCTCGGTCTCTGTACTCAGTAACATCGAACTCACTAGCTCGTTTCATCGCTTCAGCACGGCTTAGCCCCTCTTTGTCAGCATATCGCATGTAAAACCCGTTTATTTGGCTTTGCATACGGTTATATGACGCTTGATAGAGCTCTTTTAAGACCTTGTCACGCTCTATGTCGCGCTTAATTAGGTCTGATTGTGCTTTTCGTTCAGCATTGTAGCGTTCATTATTCGTCATCATCCTCAACACCTACAATCTGGCTAACTTCTAGATCAGTAGCCCCGCCTTCTTTGAGCAAACGGCTCTTTTCTTTGCGAGCGTCTGTGAAGCTAGCTGATTCCATAAGCGTCTCTTGTGAGATTTCCATACCCGAATTGATAGCAGATTGAATCTCAGCCCATACATCCGTTGGTAGGTTCTCATGGAACGTAAATGTCAGCATGTCAGCATCCACTGGTTCGATACCTTTGAGATTGTTAGATAGCAACTCAAGCAGCTTATAGCGTCGTCTGAGCGCCTTGACAAAGAACCCACGCTTAACGGCTGTAACCTGCTGCAAGTCAACGAGCTTGTAGCGGATAGCAATCCCAGACGTAGCTGAGAAAGTCGAATCGTCTTGCAAGTTAGGCAACCCAACAATGCGGAAGAAGTCTTTAATCAAACGTGACTTATACGCTTCAACGCCGCTGACATCATATTGTTTGTAGATATAACCGGCATCTAACGACGTTTGCTGTCCGCTGTGTCCGACACCGCTCTCAAGCACTAGCATGTTAGCGTGTTTCATTTTCATGATGTCAGACGCATTCATGCCGGTACTTTCAACGTCACCCTTGATAACAAGCATGGCATCGTTAAGGTCTGACATGTAGTTAGCCGTGTCTGACTCTGCTGCGTCGTAAGCGTCGATGATTGGAATGCCCTTTTCCCAGTCTCCCGAACGCTCTCGGTTATTCTGCCATTCAACCACTGGCACCATTCCGAACGGGTTTCCTTTGCGTTCGATTTCCTGCCAGTTTGGGTCATAGCTAACAATTTTGTTGTCGGTGTATACCGTGACAAACATTTCACCGTTGTACACCGGACAATGAACAGCCGCAATGATATCCTTTCGGACGTCTGCACTGCGAATTGTGAACATCTCTCTTGCGTCAATCAAGACCACTGCAGGATTGCCAAACTCGTCATAATAATGCAGCTCAAATGCTCGTCCAAAGCGTGAAGCGTCATAGACCAGCTCACGGTTAAGAGCTTCAATGTCGTTGTAAGCGTTGAAGCCATCAATAGCCGTCAAGTCGCTGTTAGTATCGGTAGCACCGATTGAAATAGGTTGCCCTACTGTGTAACCAGTGAAGAAACGGCTAGCTTGTCCGCCTAAGTCGTGCCTAATACGGTAGTCGGCTTTCTCTGGCTCTAGTCGTTTGCGCCCGTTTAGAATCGTGTAATTGTTCCCGTTTGAGTAGCTCTCTAGGATATTCAAGCGGTCTACCTGCTCGTCTTGAAACTGAGCCACCATCTTCTCTAACTTCTCTCGCCCTTGAAACGTGTCCACTAGGTCATCCGCTGATTGAGCCATGAAGTGGGTGTTAGCTTCTTTGGGAAAATGAAGGAAGTCTTCACGTTTCTGCAAGCTAGTCGGTTCCATGTCTCGCTCGAATTGGTATGATCTAGGAATGTACTGTCCTTCATGTAAAATGTCGTCAGCACTATGTGTTGTGTTCGTCATTCTATCTCCTTATCAATTTGTTAACCCGTCTAATCTTAGCGTCTACATCCTGCCTATCCTTGACGAAAATAAGGTTCTGCAGTGCGTACCTAATCGCATCGATACAGTGGTTATAGCTATCGCATGGCTTGTTGATGTACTCGTTTGTATACTTATCTTTCTGCCATGTATAGTTTTCAAGCTCTTCAATCGTCTTGACGCATCTTTCATCAACGATTATGTCGAATTGCTGCAGGAACTGAATCCCTTGTAGAACTGAGCCTTTGCCCTTGTCTACCGGAATAGCTCGACGCAAGCCCAGCGTTTGCAATTCAGCAATGGATTTCTGTTCCGCCGAGTCGGCCATAATCACCTCTTTTGAATAACCAAGGCTAGTAATAGCTTCTGCTATCTGGTTGTTAAGCAAGCCCTTTTTGACATACTCCTCTAGGATATATAGCCGCTTATTCTCTCGGTCTATTTTGACGTGCATAAACGCCGTGGGGTCGTTTGTAAAACCAAAGTCAAGACCAAAAAAGGACGGTAGCTGTTTAAGCTCGTCCTTATTGAGTAATTTCTTTTCGTACTTTGGAAATACTAACTTATCGAGGGTGGCAAACTCACCCAAAGCATAGATTTTGTAGTAGGCTTCGTTTCGGTTGGCTAGCTCCTCGATATTCTCCTTGGTCAAGTCATCCAGAAAGCGATTATCCTTGTACGTCGTTTGATAAACCACTGTATTCTTAGGGCTCTTCACAAAGAATGCGTTATATACCCAGTTGGCCTTAGACACTGGGTTGAACATCAAATAGATTTGTTTTTGTTTGTGAGCCTTGTCCCTCAAGCGAAGTGTTAGCTGTGTGTAATCATCAAGCGTAAACTCTGACGCTTCTTCCATCACAACGTCTGAAATGCCTTTGATAGACTTGATTTTCTCTGGGTTATCCATCCCTTTAAAAATCAGTTCGGCTCCGTTTGGTAATTCAATACGAAATGCGCTCATGTTAACCTTGCATAGATTAAGCACACCAAAGTAAGACAAAGCTGCTAGCACGTCCGCAAACACCGAATCACGAACCGTAGAGCCTACTTTTCGCAATATCAATATTTTGCGAGGCTTGTCCCAACTCTTTAAGGCTTTGAGGACTATCTTCTGGAAGACTCCGTGGCTTTTGCCGCTAGAAGCTCCGCCGTAATGGACCTCAGTAAACGTGTCATAATCAAACAAATGTTCATAGATATGCCGATTAAACACCCTACTTGGATTGATTTCAAGATTAATCGTCATCCCATTCACCTACCGAGATACTGAAATCTTGTCTTGTTTTATCGCCTGAAATAACGCTGCGTTTTTTATCGTTTTCAAGTTGGATAGATATAATGCGCTCACGCTGTTCTTTGCGATCCAAGCTGTCCTTGGTATCAATGGCGACCAGTCTAGCGATTTGTTCAAACGCCTTGACGTTACCCTTCATGGCTTTTTGCATCATTACCA